GCTTAGCAAATACGAAGTCCTTGCCTACCCGGTACTTGGGGCGGCGCTTTGCCTGCCTAGCCGCTATTAGCTCCGCCACCACAACGCGAGGGCCTGCCATGGCGGCGCGGCGCGTTAGGGGCACGAATAGCCGCTTGGCGTTCTTCGGGCCGTGAGCTTTTGTGCCGCGCTCCAGAAAGACCATAACCTTTGAGGTATTGACCACCGTCCACCCTGACCCTCTGCTAGAGGGCATCGGGATCACGCGCCACATTTTACGGGTCTGCCCCGTCCACCGCTTAGGGGTAGCCATGACCATCCTAGCATGCCACAGATACGCGGATTTTTGCAGGATGCTGTCCTGCACCTGAGGCGTTAGGGCCTTTCGCAGCCGCTTGAGCTTTTTCAGCGTAGCGGGTACGCTAGTCTCTATGCGGATAAAGCCCACGGTTAGAGGCGGTGGGAAGTTAGGCGCATGTTGCGGAGGCGGGCCAGAACGTCGTTAGGCACTGCCTGCACTAGCACCGCTTCGTTTTCCCCGCCGAACGAGCGGGATGTCTTTTTCCACAAGCCGCTGAGTGCTGCTGCGATTTTGATAGCAGCGTCGTTGATGTCAGGATGCAGGGTGGGCGGCGGCAGGTTGTCAGGATCGTTCTCGTCCAGCGCATAACCGAACGTCCCTTTGATTTTGATAACCCCCGTGAACCCGCCCGCCGAATTGATAGTGCGGGTGCCTACTGTGAAAGTATAGTCGGCATCTTCGATTTCGCCGTAGGCACCTCCGGTTAGTGCCTCCCCGTCCTGTGTGAGTTCCGTTAGCGTTATGATTGGGAAGGGCAGGACAATGAACGCGCCAATGTTGTCCCGCGGGTCCACGGTGTAGAAGCTAGCGGAGTAGTTCTGAAACCACACGCTGGACCCTAGCCTCTGATCGACCATCCGGCTAGCGGCGTTGATCGCTTCCTCCAGTTTCAGTTCAAGCTCCGGGTCATCGTTGCCGATGAAGTTGCGGAGTTGAATCATAGAGCAGTAGGGTCGTTGAAGAGGCATAGGGTCTGGCGGTTAGGTTACTTGCTTGCGAATGGCGAGGCGGGCTTTGTCTGCGGCGCGGCAACTAGCTTCTGCTGAACGGTACGCACCGCAGCCTCTGCCACCTTGCCGCCCTGCTCGTACTGCTGGACTAGCACCGCCTTCTCGTCCAGTGACAAGTTAGGCAGTTCCTTGAGCCATCTGTCGAAGGTGGCGCGGTTCATGGCTTGCTAGGCTTAGCGGCTTTCTTTGCGGCGGGAGCGGCACGTTTGCGGGCAGGTCCGGCGGGAGCGGCAGGAACCTCTTCGCTAGGCTGTTCCTTGTCATCCTCGTCTTCGTCTCCTTCGTCCTCTTCCGCGTCTTCCTCGTCATCGGCAGACGGTTCTTTGTCCCCTTCCTCCGCCGCCTTCTCGCCCTGAGGCTCCTTGTCGTCCTCTCCGTTAGGCTCGTCGTCTTCCTCGTTCTCCTCGTTCGTATCCTCGTCCGAGGCGTCAGGACAGGCTAACCGTTCACCGTGAGATAACGTATCCCAGCCGTGAGCCCTAGCCGCACGGCGGATGTTATCCACGATGGCATCAACGGACATAGACTCAAAAGCATCCACAGAAACGCCTAGCTCATTCATCGCCACTAGGACGTTCATCAGTAGATGGCGCGGCATCTCCCGTAGGGTGTTAGGCGCGTGACGGTGGCTCCAGTCGATTTTCCGCAGGTCGTACACAAACCGGGCGCGTAGCGGCACAATTTTGCTAGGCAGCGGCTGCTCAACTAGAGCCTCAAACTGATCGCTATCCATAACGGATAGCTCCTCATCGAGATAGAGATCGACTTGGTCGCCTGCTTTAAGATCGCCAAAGCGTCCTACCTGCATTGGGTGTCCTTTATAGGTGAATGTTCTAGGCATAGTGGGGTTGGTTAGTAGTTTAGCGGTTAGCCGCGGGCCATACTAGCGCAGGAGTGCAAGCGTTGCAAACGAAAGTCCCGCCCCCGGAAATCCAAGGGCGGGACCGCATTCATACCCCAGAAACTCAGGCGGCGTAGTCGATGGCCAGACGGACGTTAGGCACCGTAGCAGAGGTGGTTTCCCGCGGCACAAAGGCCCGACGGAACGAAGCGATCACGCTCTTGACCTGCTTTTTCTTATCCGCATCCGTTTCGACAGTGAAGCCGCGGCGGACACCGAGATACCAGCTAGGCTTGTGGATGAACAGCATAGAGCCGCGGGTGTTGCCGCTAGCACCGTTGACACCCGTTGCGGTCAGGTCTTCACGATTCCGCTCGGAGACGATGATAGGAACGCCGAAGATCACGCCAGCCGCACCCGTCAGGACGCGAGCAAGAGCAGGATTTCCGACTTTCTCCACCGTCAGCGTAGACGTCAGCCCCACAAGGTCGTTGTACCCGCGAGGGCCGCAGACGAGCAGAAGATCGGAGCGCTTGATCCCGTACTTGCCCATGCCCTTAAGCGTAGCCAGGATATTAGACTCGATAACGCCGTTAGTAAGCCACGACGTAGTGCAGCTACCCGCGATAGCATACTTCCGCAAACCCGAGAATAGCCGGGCTGGCAGCGTAGCCGTGCCAGCAGCGGCTTGCGTGTCGGTATCTTGGTGCGTTGCGGAGACGTCCCCGTTGATGATAGCGTCTTCAAGCGCATCTGCCGCGCCGCTAGCCAAGTCGTCCTGAAGCATAGGCAGGATCGGGATGATAGAATCCTCGTCCGCTTCGTAGGAGTAGTCAGCAATCCCGATGAGCTTCTGCGCGTCCAGCGTTACCAGACCCGTCCCCGGCTCGCTGCTCGCAGGATCACTCCCTGGCGCTTCCGAGCCCTTACGGAATGCTGTCCGCGCGGTCTTCAGCGGCATCTTGTAAACGTCGGTCGGCATGTTGATTTCCTGACCGATCATCGCCGCTGCTAGGGCGCTCTCAAGATACAGCCGCATCTGGAGTTCGCTAGAGAGGTCGGACGGAATGAGTTCTGCCCCCGTACCCGCGCCGCCCGTGGTTAGGGTCTTTGTGCGGACGTTGTCGAGCATTTTGCTGCCGCGAGCCGTAGCACGGGTGAAGAGCTTGGCGTCGATGCCGTTCTGCTGGGGAAGACCGAGGCAGACGTTGAGCAGTTCCTTGCCCGCAACCGTTAGGTTCCCGGCGCGGTGTGCCACAAGGTCAGTGTCGCCTGCACCGTCGGTAGGGAACACGTTCTTGGCGGACACGCGACCCGCAGAAGTCAGGGCACGCTCGAAAGCGCTAGCAAGCTGGTCGGCAGTCAGGGCACCTTTCTGCGCTTCGGCGACAGCGGCCTTGATAGCATCCGCAGTTTCCGTTGCGGTGTTAGCGGGCGTGAAGGCGGCGAGGGCGTTTTTGACGGCAGTCTGAATGTCGGCGAGTTTGACGTGGCCTTTGTTAGCGTCTTCCACTGCCTTGATGATGGCGTCTTGGTCGATGCCTTTAGAGGCGAGGGTATCCGCCAGGGCGCTAGCGACCATGCCTTTAAGCTGGTCAGCACTCAGGGCAGTGTCCCCGTCGTCTTCCAGAGCGAGGGCTTCCTTGACGAAGGCTTCGTCAAGAGTGACCTTGTCTTCGGCGGCTAGGGCCTTGAGCGTAGCGAGTTCCGACACTTCATCGGCGGACATTTGCAGGGCGGTTTTTCCGAGCAAGACGGCGAGCCGCTTGCGTTGAGCGTTGGTCAGTTTCATGGGTGTGTTATAGTGGGATTGTTAGGTTGAACTTTCTGCTTGTCTCGCCCGGTACTCCCGTCGGTTTCGCTAGCGTCAAAGCTGTGAGGATAATTGCACCGAGGAACGGGCTAGTCAATAGTTTGCACGAAATGCAAATTTTCTGTCAGTCCTGATAGGGCAGCAGGCAGTAAGTGACGGGAACCGTGTTCCACTTTTTGTCGTAGAGCCTAACGGCTTCCGACTTTGCCAGGGTGTAGAACGCGTCCCACTGTGCGGGTGGGATAGTCTGACACCCGAGAGAGGAGGTGCCGTTTCGCCCGCCGCGGTGGATGTTAATTCCAAACTCGCCCCGCCACAAACCTCCGCCGAGGCAGTAGCCGCGACGATCACTAACCCCTTCCTTCACATAGTCCGTGCCGTCGCGGCGCACAATAACCGGACCCTTACGCTGACAGATTGCAGGATACTGAGCGGACGCACCGCCGTGGATGCTGAATTGATAGACGGGATACCAGCCGGGTTGCAGCGTAGCGATGCCCTCGCGGAAAGCAGAAGGGTCGGTATTGCCGTTGAACGCGGCGAACGTGTTAGGCGTTAGGAGGAATACAGCATCATCGAAGATACCGCGGTCGTTCTTCCCGTTTGCCCCCATACTGTCCCGGTAATAGGCGGGATAGCCGACGATGAGGAAGTCAGGAAGCCCGTTAGCGGTTTCCTTCGGGTACGCCTTTTTGATGAGAGCGACTAGCGCATCCCGCTTAATCTGCGGGCGGGAGTTAGGTACGAGAGACATGGTTGCGGTGGGGTAGCGTCAGGCCGGGTTGTTATTTGCCGAGGTTGATTTCCAGACCCACGGGCTCCTTGCCCACTGGTTCCTTGCCGGACTTCGACGGCTTGCTAACTTGGAACTCCGCACCC